TTGTTTAATTATTAATTTATAATTATCTTTTTATATATTTGTAACGTATATCTCCACCTTCCTATCAAGTAATAACTGAACAAGTATCTACTAGATTAATTAGTTATTAACTTCTAAATGGAAAGTAATGGAATATACGTTACAAACAATTTTGAAGAAGCCTGTTCTTGTACACGCATACAAACGTACAAGATTTGGCAAAGTCGAGTTCGTGAGAGAACATCGAAGAAGATTACCTCGTAGGTAAATTTAGTTGGTTTTAGTTACAAGATTATTTCAATCAAGTAGATGTAACAATAAAGGTGGTACTGCAATACCACCTTTTTTATTAATCTTAGAAAATAATCATATCTTTGCATAGATAATCATAAACATAGCCCCTCGCAAACATTATGAGATAATTAATAGTCCACGAGATTAATTAGTTATTCACGGTTCTAGCGGGAACTGGACTACTTTTATTTCTACAAAGTTACTAAAAATCAGTTACTTAACAAAATAGATAATGTTAAAATAGCTTACTCAACTCCTCCAAAGTACAAGGAGTATCTTTCACATCATCGGGCACTGGAAGATTATCTACGGTTCTACTCTTCATAAATGCAAGATGAAATCTAAATAAAAGAGCCTCTTCTATACTACCTTCAACAAGTTTTCCGTTTATAAAATCTTCGACGGAAGATATAAAACCATGTTTGCGTAATCTACTATATGTTGCTTCTATTATTTCAAACTCTCGTTTACTACGCAATCTATCTACCAATTCACAAAATATTGATAAAGTTTGTTCCCTATTTATTTCCATAATTCATTCCTCCAGCTACTCCAAAGGGTATTAATCCTCTATAAATATTTTTATTATTTAAATCAAAATTACCATTGTTGCCAACAATAGATTTTCTAGGTGTACCCTCATGTATTATAAAATTATTACTTACTGTTTTCTGCTTCACATGAGGACCTTCTATTACATCTTTAATCAATGTTGCATCATATCCTCCTTGCTGTTTCCAGTGTACAAGTTGGTCAGAATCTATAGTTGAATTTCCAAAAGGTATACGAGCAAAGTCATTTCCTTTAGCATTAACTGTTGCCACATTAGATGACTTTGGAATGGTCAATGCAAAAGCCTCTCCTTCACCTAAACTAGGGTCATAATAAGCATACCCTTTCTTATTCGCAAAACTATTATATACCTCTGGGTTATCGCTCATCCAACTTTTTCCGTTGTAGGTGGCAGATTTATCTAAATCCCACGGCTTTACTCCAACTCTCCAATCTTTGTGGGGGCATTAATAATTTTTGTCCATCCTTACTCATTAGTTGCACCCATGTTCTTGGGTCTCCTTTCCACTTCCCTCCATTAGGAAGATTTAGCCATGTTTCATTAGCTTTAGAAGCCCTTTCTATTTCGTAATATTCAGGAATATGTGATTTTAAAGCATCTATGTCAGATTTAGTGTAATCTTTCCATTGTCCTGCTTCTTCAAACCATGATTTTGGAGACCAGTCTAGTTCTGATTTAAATTTGTTAGATTGTCTAAACTGTGGCGAAACAACTCCCAATCTTTGATTCTTTATAAAATCTTCAGTTACTTTTTTGCCTATCCTCTTACCAGCATATTTCAATCCTCTGCCAATAATACTCCCAACTCCTGCACCTAAGCCTATGTAATCAGACATAGTTACCAATCCGTCTAAAGTTCTAATTGCTTCTTCTGTATTTTTAGCTTGTATATAATCTTTATATGCTTTATCGGCTTTCTCACGACTTTGTGATTTCTCCCATTCACTTCTATTATCTTGACTTATTTCAGAATAAGTTGGAGTATATTGTTGCTTTATAGGCTCTTGAATTTGAGGTCTATAATCTTTAATGGCATCTCTCCTCTGAATCCCACTAGAAGGGTTCTGATACTTCAATATCCCACCTCTCTTTAAGTACTTATTGAGAGATAAAGTTCCATTCAAATTTCTTCTGTAAGAATCTTTATCTGCACTATAATTATATCCTCCAGAATTATTTCCATGTAATCTATCTATAAAGTCATTAGTATCTTTAGCATCTAGAGCTTTATATCTATCATTTAATACTTTTACTTTATAATTAGCATAGTCTTTTAGATTATCAAAGTCTATATAATCAAATCCGTCTTTGTATCTGCTCTTCTTATATTTAGGAGCTATCGAATCACCTGGATGCTTAATTCCACTTAAGTTAAACCCTCTTTCACCTCTAGGGTCTAATCCATAATTACTTTCCAATGCTGCTTGCCTTACTAAGTTATTAAGATTAGTAATGGGTAATCCATTTTCTTCCAATGCTTCTTTAAAAATAGGAGTCATTACACTTGCAAACTCTTCAAACTTATTCCCTGTACTTCCAAATTTATGGGAATAATCTAGAGAAGACTTCTTTCCTTCTAATAGCTTATTGATAAAAGGATTAACACTTCCAGATAAGAATGAAGTTGCAGCACTAGGAGCATATTCTTTAATAATATCTACAACATTAATAGGTTCCTTAGGTTCTTCTTTAGGAAGAAAACTTTTAACTTTATTAATAGCTTGAGCTATTATTCCGTCTTGTGCTTTAATGACACCACCATTTTCTAATTGCTCACTTTGAGTAGGTGTAGTTTCTGGTTTAGGTTTGTAAGACTTATATCTACTCCAATCAAAGCCAATTAGTTCTTCATTATGGGCGTCTAGTTTCTCTTGTCTAAATCGTCTTAATATTCTGGCTTTTAACTCTCCTGCATTTTGCAGCTTTGGAATCTTCATTCCTACTTGAGCTTTAGCTATTTGATTATAGACATTGGATAATGCTCTCTTATAATTAGGGTCAGTAGCATATCCTCCTTTAACTACTCTATCAATAAAATCTCCACCACTAAAAGCTTGATATCTTTTATTGTTTAGTAATGATACATGATAATTAGCATAATCATTTATATCTTTAAAGTCTCTAAAACTGTCATTTACATGGATACTCTTTCCATTAATTACCTCTCTGGTTTTTCTAATAGTTCCTTTCCCCTTTATTCCTCCAAAGTTGAATTTTCCTGATTGACTTTTTCCCCAATTACTTTCCAAAGCTGACTGGGCTACTAAGTACTTTGCATATTTAGTATCTAAACCTCTAGCTTTAAGTGCATTTTCAAATGCAGGAGTCATTGTCTTTATAAATTCATCCTTTGACTTTATATTGATAGGTGCAGATTCTTTATTTTCTACAACAGGAGTTTCTTCCTTAGAAGTGGGAAGAGGTTCTGTATTTACCTTCTCTTCAACAACTGGCTCTTCTTTTTTCTCCTCTGCTTTAGCCATTACATTCTGCCTATTAGTTTCCAATCTACTTATCGGAAGTTCTTTAATTTCAACAGTAGCTACAGGCTGTTCAAATACTGGGCCTTCATAAGGAGCTATACTATTATATGTAGTAAATATATTTCCTCCTAACTGTCGTTTAAGAGTAGTGGGTTTTTTTAAATCAGATGTGGGAGTTGTCGATTTAACAACTTTCTTTCTCATGTCTCGTTTAGTCCCTGTTAGAATTTTATGATTCTTTACTAACGAAGACTCTTTAAATTTCATCGCCATATTCTTTTAATCCATTTGTATTGAAAGAGTTTTCTTTTCTTATCCCATACGAATTTCATACTTTAAATTTTAGTTAGGTTGTCCGTAATTTTCATCTAACCATTTTCTAAAGGATTGAGCATCGAAGTTTTCTAATGATTTAATAACTCCTCCTTTTGCATGTTTCCACTTAGCTGCATTACGAGCAAAATTAGCTCTTTTCTTTTGCAATGGAGTTGCATTTGGATTGTTGAGTACAGACTTAGCATGTTCTTGAACACTCTGTCCTGCCTTCTTTGCTGATGCTGTAAACTTACCTTTGTTTTCAGGTTTTATATGGATTCCACTTCCACTTTTATGTTTCGGAATCAATCTACCTCCCTTTTTAAAATAATCTGCTTGTTCGTAGCTAAGTGAATTTACATAGGCTACGGCTGCTTTGTGCAGTCTGTCCAATAAAGTTTTATTCTCTCCCATAGTATAATAAAATAATTATTTCATTTTGTAGACTACAAAAATATAGCTAAATTTGCACAATAACAAATGAAAGTATGAATTATATGAAATAATGTGGAAAATTTAAGTAAAGATTTTTAAAACTATTTAACTATTTAAGAATTTAAAGAAACAGAACAATTAGTATGTTAGATTTTATTAAAAAGGTGTTCAATTTTATAAATGGCTTGAATCCTACAGTTAAAACCATAATCATAATGGGACTACTGTTTTGGTGTACACAAGTATGTTTAGTAAATCAAAGTAGGCTATTTATAACTGACTACATCGAGTCTGTTGAGTACAATAACAGAAAATCTGAGGAGTATTCTCTAAAAGTCTCTCCCAAAATTAGGAGACAAGTAGAGAACATTAGGAACAAAGATACAGATGCTTCAAACGTTCTTCTATTATCTTTTCACAATACCAAGAAAAGTTTACAGGGTTTTTCTTATATGTATTTAACGGCATTAACTGACTCTCCAAGGGGTATAGATGATGAAAGTTGCCTTGACATATGGACAAATCTTCCGTATTTACAGTTCTCGGACGAAGTAGAAAAGATTAGAAGAGCCAGCTATTTAAGAATAGATTCGCTGGAATCTGCAAAAGAAAAGTTTCCGCAATTGTACAAGAAACTAAAGATGAGCGGAGCTTGTGCCGCAGCACTTTATCTGATTGAGGGTATAGATAGTGAAGATTCTATAGAACCTGTTGGAATGATTGTCGTGATGTACGACGAACCAAAACGCTATTATTTAGGATATTATAATGAATGTATTGCCCCTTATATTCAAGTACTTTCCACGCTATTAAATTATAATACAACGTACAAAAATAAACAATGAATTATGCAAGTCGATAAGAAAAATGGTAATGTATGTTACAATGATTTAAATCATATCTATTGGAACGAAAAGGATGAATCTAGATATACATCAGTTACTACACTAATACACTCTTTTACTCAACCTTTTGATAAGGAATTTTGGAGTGCTTATAAAGCATTAGAGAAACTTATTCCAAAAGAGAATTGGGCAATAGAAAAGAAATCACTTCTATCCACCAAAAGATTTGATACATCTATATTAGATTTATATAATATTGATGCTGGAGTATTTAGTGATACACAACAGGATATACTAGATGAATGGGATAAGGCTAATAAAGACTCTTGTGAAAGAGGTACTGCAATTCATGCAGAATTAGAAAATCAATATTACAAGAAGCCGAAGGATATAAGCCTTAAAAAGTACGGACTCGGAGGTAAATTCGAGTGTAAGAAAGGGTATACAGAATTAGATATGAAACAGGGAGTTTATCCTGAATATCTAATATCATACGAATCAAAAGACGGAATGTTAAAAATTGCTGGACAGATAGACTTATTAATAAAAGATGGTAATGACATCTATATTGTGGACTATAAAACCAACAAGAAAATTGACCAGAAATCTGGATTCGATACATCAACAAAGAAAAATGCAACAATGCTTTATCCACTTACTAATTTAATGGATTGTAATTATATGCATTATACTTTACAATTAAGTACATATGCTTATATGCTACAGCAATTAAATCCGGATTTTGTAGTAAAGCAATTAATATTAGTGCATTATGACCATGATGGCAACGAAACTACATATAATCTCGATTATCTAAAAGAAGATGTAGAGAGAATGTTTAGCTTCCATAAGAAAAACATGATTAAGGAAAAACAACGAGCTAAAAGACAAAGGATAGAATATTAATCTTAGTAGAGAAGAATAAATTTAAGGAGCATTTTTAAAGCCTTATATAACGCTTTAAATGTTAAGCAATGTAATAGAGATTCGAACGGATTAATATATCCTTATTTATAGACATGAATGTAGGACATATTGTAACTGGACACTTAAATGAAGTTCTCAATTTGAAACAAGATATTTCAAAAAAGAGACTAGAGATATGTAAAACATGTCCCTTATTTACTCCTAAATTAGGAGGAATGTGTAATAGAAGATTATGGTATAATGCCCAGACGGGAGATGTAAGTACAGTTAAACTAGATGGATATGTGCGAGGATGTGGATGTAGACTAAAAGCAAAAACCACAATGTCAAGAGAATCTTGCCCCGCAGGAAAATGGTAAAAATTTTAAAATGTAAATGAATTATGGCACACAACCCAGCAGAATACGAAAAAGTAAAAATAGCACAAGAATTAGTAGGATTAGACTCAGGAGACCAACACTTTGTAATGTCAGCTGAAGAAAACGTTCAAGAGAGAATGGCAAGAGACGCAGCTGTTAGATTTAATGACAGTGTTGATGAGTACACAGCTAAAATGGATAACTATATTAGAGACGTAGAAGAAAAGGCAAAGAGTATTGCTGAAAACATGAATGGATTAGAAATTCTTCCAGTCTTTAACTATATGATAGTAAGACCTTATGACCAGAATCCTTATCAAAAAATTAAGGTTTCATCTTCTGGACTTATCTATGACTTGGGTGGTCACAAACCTGAATTTAAAAATCCTGATAACGGACAACTGGAAGAAGAAGAAAACTTCATTGTTGTAGGTAAAGTAATTGAAGTAGGTCCTGAAACTAAGTACGTTAGAGAAGGAGATGATGTATTCTTTACTAAACCTTCACAGACTCCTATACCATTCTTCAAGATGGGACTTGTCTATGTAAGTGAACAACGTGTTCTTGCAGTAGTAAATGAAAAACTTAAAGCTCGTTTCATGAGAGCATCAGAAGGAAAACTTAAAGCATACAATAAATTTTAATTATGGAAGAGAAAATATACTTTTTGCCTGGCGATGTGGTAACACTACGTCAGGCAATTCCTTATAAGCCAACTATGATTGTTGTGAAGAAGGAAACTAAGATAATCAGCCCACGTAAATCAGCAGGTATTGACAAATTTACAGGGGGAAAGGAAGATTGCCTGAAAGGAATTAAATGTAGATGGTTCACATCTAATGGTGAATTACAAGAAGCAGTATTTAATACCAAGGATTTAATAAAACTATAAAATGGTTTCTAGAAGAAAACTCAACCAACAGACCAAAAGAAACTCCCAAAATGCTACGGCAGCTTTAGCAAATTTTAAGCCTGCCGCTCCTGCAACACCTTCTTACCCTAATTTAGGAACGAGGGTAGGACAGCAACCTCAAGGACTCTCCTTAAGTGAGAGAGATGAAATGAGGACTAGGCTAAATAATACTAATGGGAGAAAGATGATTCAAGATACAAATACCAAATTTAGGAACGAGGGTAGGACAGCAACCCAATCTTCTAACTTTACTGGTTCATTCAATAATGCATTTGCGGCAGCCAGAAAACAAGGATTAAAACAGTTCCAGTGGAATGGTAAGTTATATGGAACACAATTAGCATCTGCACAACAGGCAGCTCAACAAACTAAACAAGCTCCTACTCAAACAGCTAAACCGAACGCTCCTGAATCTACATACCTTGATTCTATGCGGAGAGGTTCTCTTCCACAAGTAAATGTAGTAGCACAAAGAGCCGCAACTACTCCTATGCTAGCACCAGTACAAGCAGTTCAAAATGAACCAAGCGCAGATGCCTTAGGTTGGGGAACTGGTCAAGGACCTTATCGTTCAGCAGGAACTATTGCTCCTACACGTGGTTTTGATAATAGAGGTGCTTATTCTACAACAGGCGGTTCGCTTACAAATACACTAAGTAGTAATCCCACTTATGAAACTTCTCCTCAAATAAGAAGATATACTCCTTCTTATAGATTTCCTGGAGTTCAGAGTAATAAAAAAGGTGGAAAACTTGGAGACAAACAACAAGAATTTGTAGCTTACTTGATTCAAGCATCTGGAGTAGAGACCGAAGATGAATTAAATGACTATATTCAAGACTTAGGACAAGAAGGATTACAAAGAGAATTAGCAAAATTTGAAGAACTTATGACACAAGGAACTGAACAAGTACAAGCAGCAGCTAAGGGTGCAAAATTAAATTATATCAAATCATTAAGAGGACAATGTCCAGAGGGATTTGAAATGCAATATTTTAAGAAAGGTGGAGTAATGTGTAGCCAATGCATTAAGAAAGCAAAAGCACAGAAAGCTCCGACTAAAGCAGAGCAAGGAACTAAAGTAGTTCAAGACTTTAAAGCTGACATGAAGAAATGTGGCGGAAAGATGAAAGGAAAAATGAAGAAAAAAGAAGACGGAGGAAAAGTAAAAACTATTCCCGGAGTTATAGATACTAAAGAAAACAAACTATCTCCAAAAGGTAAAGTACAAATAAAGAAACATTACTTTGGAGGAAAACTCTAAATAACTTATGCAGAAAATATTTCTATATGATAATGTAAATAATAGAATAGAGTTAAATGTTCCGGAAATTTTACTCATTCGTGAGTTTAAAGCCCTAATGGATAAAAAAAGAAATATTACTCCCAAGGATAAAGAAGGAAAACTTGGAACTCAAGCATTTAAAGAATTTACATATATATGGTTGGCATTAGATTGGTTATCTCCTTATGCTGATTACGCAGAACAAGAGAGACACCAAGAAGCTTTAAAGGACGCAGGACTTACTCAAGCAGAATTCGATGACCCAATATTCAGAGCAGCTTGTAGAAAATACAGAGCTTTACAAGAAGAAACTCGTTCAATAAAGATGCTAAAAGCAGCTCAAAACACGGTTGATAAATTTATTGACTATTTCAATAACATAGACCCAGAGGAGAGAGAATTACAATCTGGCAAACCTATCTTTAAAGTAAAAGATATTATGACAGAAATCTCTAGTTTATCTAAAGTTAATGATGAACTAAAGGCATTAGAAGGTCAGGTTAAGAAAGAACTCGTTGAAGATTCTTCTTTACGTGGAGGTGCTACTGATGGATTTATACCTAAAGACTTTTAATTATGGCTAGAGGAAGAAAAAAGAAAGTTGTTGAAGAACCTACTTTAGATATCCTTCCGGAAAGAGTCCAACGAATATTACAAGAAGTAAAACAGAAAGAGGACCAAGAGTTCAAGGAT